CCCGCCTGCTCGATGGCGGTGAGCCCCTGAAGCTGGACCCGGAGCGCAAGGAAGACCGTGCCGCCCAGGCTCAGGCCCAGCCGTCAACCACGGACATCGACCCCACCACCATCAAGCAGCCAGTCATGACGCCGGAAGGCTGGCTGTGCCCTGAGCCCCCAGTCAAGGAGTAAGGCCCATGGGAAGCAAGCCAAAGGCACCAAAGGTGGTTGCGCAGCCTGACCCACAGGTCGAGGCCCAAAAGGCCGCCGACCTGGCTGCGCAGAAGGCCAACGAAGAAACCGCCACCCGCAAGAAGCGCAAGTCCGAGAGCAGCTTGCTGTCTACCGCTGGCGCTGCGGGCTCAGTGCTTGAGCAAGGGAAAAGGACACTCGGAGCATGAACGCAGACCAGATCGCCAAAACGTTGAGCACCTTGAAGTCTCTCCGCTCGCCGCATGAGTCGGTCTGGCGCGAATGCTTCGACCACAGCTATCCCATCCGGGGCAGCGGCTTTTGCACTGAGCAGATCACGGCCATGGAAGCGCAGATGCGCAAGGCCAAGCTTATTGACGGGACCACCACGGACGCGGCCCGGATCCTGTCCTCGGGCATCATGTCCGGCCTGACCCCGGCTAACTCGCTGTGGTTCGGCATCGACGTTGGCCAGGAAACCGACGAGGAGCGCAGGTATCTTGACGACTCGGCCGACATCCTCTGGCAGAACATCCACGCATCCAACTTTGACGCGGCCGCTTTCGAGGGGCTGATCGACGTTGTGTGCGCTGGGTGGTTTGCCCTGTACATCGACCAGGACCGGGAGAAGGGCGGTTTTACCTTCGACCTGTGGCCAATCGCGAGCGTGTACGCCTCGGCGTCCAAGGCTGGCGGCAAGATCGACACCGTGTATCGCGAGTACAAGCTCACGGCAGAGCAGGCGGTGAACGAGTTCGGCGAAGCCAACGTCAGCAATAACACCCGCAAGTTGGCCAAGGACAAGCCGCAGGAAATGGTGCGGTTCGTCCACGCGATCTACCCGCGCACCACGCACATGGTCGGCGCCCGCCTGGCCAAGAACATGCCCATCGCTTCCTGCAAGGTCGAGGTTGAGGCCAAGCTGCTGGTGAGCGAGTCGGGCTACCACGAAATGCCGGTGGTCGTGCCGCGCTGGATGATGATCCCTGACAGCGTCTACGCCGTCGGCCCGGTCTTCGATGCGCTGCCGGACGCCCGCACCCTGAACGAACTCTGCAGGATGGACCTTGCAGCCGGTGACCTGGCTATCGCCGGCATGTGGATTGCCGAGGATGACGGCGTGCTGAACCCGCGCACCGTCAAGGTAGGCCCCCGCAAGATCATCGTGGCCAACAGCGTGGACAGCATGAAGCCCCTTCAAAGCGGCTCAAACTTCCAGTACGCCGAGACCAAGATCGCGCGGCTCCAGGCGTCCATTCGCAAGATCCTGATGGCTGACCAGCTCCAGGCGCAGGACGGGCCGGCAATGACCGCCACTGAAGTGCACGTGCGGGTGAACCTGATCCGTCAGTTGCTCGGCCCAGTCTATGGCCGCCTGCAAACCGAGTACCTGCAACCGATGATTGAGCGTTGTTTCGGCATCGCTTACCGCGCTGGGGTGCTGGGTGCTGCGCCAGAGTCGCTGGCTGGCCGCAACTTCACCGTGCGCTACCTGTCGCCGCTGGCCCGCTCGCAGAAGCTGGAAGAGGTCAGCGCCATTGACCAGTTCGTGGCGGGCGCTCTGGTGGTCGCCGAGGTCGATCCGACCGTCTTGGACAACATCGACATGGACGAGGCCCAGCGCTTCAAAGGCGAGGCGCTGGGCGTGCCGTCGTCTGTCATGCGCAGCAAGGCCGACCGCGACAAGCTGCGCGAGGACCGTGCCGCAGCCAACCAGCAGGCCCAGGACCAGGCGCAACAGCAAATGATGCAGCAGCAGGTAACTGACGCCGCACTCAAACAACAGGGAGCAGCAGCGTGAACCTGACACCCGAACAGATCGACGCGATGTTCAAGCGCGTATTCGAGGAGCACCACGAAGGCCGCATCGTGCTGGAGCTGTTGATCCAGCGCTTTGCCAGGAACGCCTGCACCATCGGCGGTATCGACGCCATCCTCAAGACCTACCAGCAATCCGGGCACCGCGAGGTGCTCGATCACATTGTTTTGCGGATCAACCGCGCCAACGGCGTGCAAGTAGACGCCAACGATAACGACGAGCAAGGGGAATAACGATGAACTGGTTTATCCATGGCCGACTGGGTCACTACTTCATGGCAGAGGCTGGCGAGGGGGGCGATCCATCCACAGTGACCACCACCACGACCACCGCAGATCCTGCGTCTTCCGTGCTGGGCAATGCAGCAACCACCGACTTCATCCCTGAGAAGTACCGCACCAACAAGGAGGATGGCACCCTTGATCTGGAAGCATCGTCGCGCAAGGTTGCCGAGGCCTACAAACACCTTGAGACCCGCCTGGGCTCTGGCGATGCGCCTCCCAAGACCGCAGACGAGTACACCGTCAAGCTGGAGGGCGTCGAGGGTTTCAACTGGGAAGAGTTCAAGGCGGACGAGAGCACCCAGTCGTTCCTCAAGGGTGCGCACGCCAAGGGCCTGACCAATGACCAGGTGCAATACGTCATCGGCGAATACATGAAGGCCGCCCCAGGCCTGATCGATGGCGGCATGCAGCTCACCGCCCAAGACTGCACCGCAGCCCTCAAGGCCGTATGGACCGATGATGCGGCCATGAAGACCAACGTTACCGCGTCCTACCGTGCTGCCGAGGCGTTCGCCAGCGAAGCGGGCAAGCCGGGCAACTTCGAGGCACTGATGGTCAAGTATGGGAATGACCCTGACTTCATTGCCTTCACGGCCAACATCGGCAAGGAACTCAAGGAAGACACCTCGATCAACGGTGGCCAGGTCAGCGAGGCTGACTTCAACGTCAAGGCGTCCGAACTGCGCGCCCAGTTGCAGGCACTGCCGCAGCACGATCCAAAGCGCGCCGGCATCAAGGCCGAACTCGATGCGATGTATGACCGCAAGTACAACAAGCCTCAATCCCGCCTTGGCTGATTCCAGCCGCAAATAGTCGGGAAACCGACACCCCCCATGCACAAACATCGCAGGCATCCCAGCAATGGGCCGGCCTGCGGTGGCACGCAGATACCCGGAAAGCCCCAAGGCGCAGCAAAGCCGATGCACGCCAGGAATCCCGGCCCGAGTAATCGGACACCCGGCAGGCAACCCCCTTATCTGCATTGGAGTGCATCGCATGTCTCAGCAAATTACCGAAGCCTTTGTCCAGCAGTTCGCTGACAACTTCCGTCACCTGGCGCAGCAGACGACCTCGCGCTTTGAAACCCGCGTGACCATTGAGCCGAACATCGTCGGCATGTCCAAGTCGGTCAACCGCCTGGGCCAGCGTACCGCGCAACGTCGCACCCAGCGCCACGCTGACACCCCGATCAACGATCAACCACACAGCACGCGCTATGTGGACCTGTTCGACTGGGATGACGGCGACATGGTCGACGACCAGGACAAGATTCGCATGCTGGTTGACCCGACTTCGGATTACGTTAAGGCCATGGTGGCCGCGCTCAACCGCTCCAAGGATGACGTGATCATCGCAGCCATGGGCGGCAACTCCCGCGCCACCACCGGCAACATCATTCTTCCGGCTACCCAGAAGATCGTTGCGGGCGGCACTGGCTTGACCAAGGCAAAGATCATCCAGGCCCGCAAGCTGTTCCGTCGTAATGAAGCGGACAACCACAACGGTGAAGAACTGTTCATCACCTACACCGCTGATGCCGCTGCCGCGATCCTGGCGGACACCACCCTGACCAGCCAGGACTACCTGGCGGGCCGCTTCCTGCAAGACGGTGACGTTGAAGGCAAATGGATGGGCTTCACCTGGATTCCGTCCGAGCGCACCCCGTACGACGGCACCACCCGCCGTCTGTACGCCTGGACCAAGAGCGGCGTGATTCTCGGCAAGGGCGCTGACATCACCACCGAAGTAGGCAAGGACCCAGGCAAGGGCTTCAACGTTCGCATCTACGCCAAGCAATCCATCGGCGCCGTGCGGGTCGAGGAAGAAAAGGTCGTTGAAATCGCCGTAACCGAGGCCGCGTAAGCGGCTTCGGCTTCCCTCTCTTCCCCGGCTTAGGAGTTCAATCCATGGCAACCGTAAACGCTTCTGTATCCGCCGCTCGCGCGGCACTGCCGCAGCAGTTGGTTAAACCCAACCTGCAAGGCGCTGACATCCAGGTGCTGGTCAGCACGATCACCGTTCCAGTTGGCGGGATCGCCATCGGCGACAAGATTTCCTGGGGCTTTCTGCCATTCGGCGCCCGCCTGATGCCTGGCACCAAGCTGTATTTCGGTGCCGGTGCTGCGTCTTCCACCATCAACCTGGGCGACACCGCGTCGCAAGCCCGCTACTTGGCGGCCACTGCGGTGACGGCTGCCGGTAACGCCACGGCGGAAGCCCAGTTCGCTGCCGGCGCGCTGTTCGAAGTGACCGTCGCTCAGCCAGGCACTGCCACTGACCAGAGCGAGCTGCTCTCTACGGTGGCTGGTGCAGCGCTGCAGGCAGGCCAAGTCATCACCCTGGTTGCGCAGTACGCCGGCCAAAACTGATTCATCAGGCTGCCAAGGAAGGCAAAACACTTACCGGGGCCGAGCGCCCCGGTCTTTTTATCTGGAGGTTGGGGATGAGCATGGCCACCGGTGTATCAATCTGTTCGAACGCGCTTCTGTTGCTTGGTGCGCAGACCATCAACGACTTTGCAGACGAGGCAAACCTCGACCGGGCCAAGCTCTGCGCCAACCTGTACCCGAACGTTCGGGATGACATCCTGCGGTCCCATCCGTGGAACTGCGCCATCAAGCGGGCTGTGCTGGCGCCTGACGCTGTCGCGCCCGCATTCGGTTACCAAGCCTCCTTTGAGTTGCCTTCTGACATCCTGCGCGTTCTGGAGGTCGGCAGTGCCGGGGTGCAGATCGACTATCTCGTTGAAGGTCGCAGCATCCTGGCAAACACCGTCGTGCTCGAACTGCGTTACGTGTTCCGCAACGAGGTCGAAAGCAACTGGGATAGCAACCTGGTGGCAGTGGTCACGCAGGCCATGTGCGCGGCCCTGGCGTATCCGGTAACCCAGTCCACAGCAAAGCAGAGTCTCGAAGAGCAGAAGCTTGAAATGCTGCTGCGCCGTGCTCGTGCGGTTGATGGTCAGGAAGATCCACCCCAGACCCTGGGCGATGAGCGCCTGCTGTCTGCCCGGTTTGGGGGTGGCTGGTAATGCCTCGCCTGACGCTGATTCAAACCAACTTCACCGCAGGCGAAATTACGCCGCGAATGATGGGGCGCGTGGACCTGGCCCGGTACCAGAACGGCGCGGCGACTATGGAGAACGCTTGGCCTGTGATTCATGGCGGGGCAGTTCGCCGTGACGGGACCGTCTTCAATGCCGCCGCCAAGTTCCCGAACAAGGCCGCACGCCTGATCGCCTACATCTTCAACAAGAGCCAGGCCTACATGTGTGAGTTTGGCGACCTGTTCGTGCGGGTCTACTACCCAAGCGGCGTATTCACGGGCGTCGAGCTGGTGAGCCCCTACACCGAGGCGATGCTCAGCGAGATTGATTTCGTCCAGGGCGCCGACACGATGTTCATGTTTCACAAGGCCGTGCCCATCCACCGCCTGCGCCGAGTGACGGATCTCGAATGGTCCCTTGCTGTTGCCCCCTTCGTGACCCAGCCATTCGACGAGAAGGGCATTACCTTCGGCAACGGCATCACACTCAGCGACCAGACAGCCGGACCAGGGCGGACGATCGTTGCGGTGGCAGCGGCATTCCTGGCCGCCGACGTTGGGCGCGAGATCTGGTCGGGTGGTGGCGTTGCCAAGATCACCGCAGTGAACAGCGCCAACAACGTGACCGTCGATATCCTGAACGCCTTCTCTGCTCTCACTCGGCCCAGTTGGTCAATGCAGGGGTCGCCGCAGACCTCCAACACGCCCAGTGCGAAAGACCCTGTCGGGGCATCCACCAGCCTGACGCTGACGCTCGATGGTTGGCGCTCCGACGACGTAGGTAAGTTCGTCAAGATCAACGGCGGCCTGGTTCAAATCACTTCCTACAGCAGCACCAAGGTGGTGAGCGGCATCATCCGTTCAGCGATGACGGCTACGGTCGCTTCGCCGGCCAGCGCCTGGAGTCTTGAGGCCTCAGTCTGGAATGCCACCGACGGCTACC